GTTGAGTTTGTGGTGTGACCTAATTGATGGTAGGCCAGACCAAACTAAGAGTTATATCTTTGGTATTGATGTTAGCAAGGGACAAGGTGCTTCTAATTCTGTTATATCAATTAAGTGTAAGGAAACAGGAGAAAAAATCGGAGAATGGGCGGATGCTACATACCCACCCTATGATTTTGCTCAAATTGTGTTGGCAGTAGCTTTATGGTTTGGTGGCCCCAAACCCTGGAGATTGCCGTTTTTGAAATGGGAAGAAAACGGCCCTGGTTGGGACTTCGGCAGGATTATAGTTAAGAAATGTTTTTATCCTTATTTTTACAGAGATGAATCAGTTGGTAGGGTCACAGATAAAAAAACACAACGATATGGATACCACACAAGCAGACAAAGTAAATATGAATTATTGTCTATCTATGACAAAGCACTTGCTTATGGTGACTATATAAATCGTTCTGAACTGGCCCTGGAAGAAGCCCGGACTTATGTGCACTTGGTGGGTGGTGGAATAGGCCCGGCTACTATGATGCAGGAAAGTGCATCTGCCAAGAAAACACATGGTGACAGGGTGATGGCCGATGCTTTGACATTAGATGATAAAGAGGTTCCAAAAGCAAAATCTGATAAAAAGTCACTTCCTAAAAATTCGGCTGGTTATAGGTTTATACAGCATATTAAGAACAAGAAACGTAAACGAACATCCCGAAGTAAGGTTTTCGATTTTAGTGGGGCAGTTTAATGGCCAAAAGCATACAACCTGAACAGATTGAACAAATTGTGATTCTTGGTTTCAAACGTATTGAACATTTTAGAAAAGTTACAGCTATGATGTTCAAATCCTATGTCCCTGTATATTATCAAATGGAGAAAGGGGCCTGTAATGAGCCACTTAATTTGGTGTTTAACACTATTCGTGCTTATGTTCCCAACTTGGTTATGCAGAATCCAATAACCCATGTTACAACCCCCTACATAGCTCATAAACAATATGCAGAACTGCTTGGGATGGGACTTGATGCCACTGCAAGGCAGATTAAACTCAAACAAGAATTAAGAGCTTGGATAACCAATGCTATGTTTGGGTGGGGTATAATGCGGACTGGCATTAAGGCAACAGGAGAGTTATTGAACTTCGATGATATAATGGTTGATAATGGCCAGGTATATGCTCGTAATGTTAGTCTTAGTAATTTTGGATTTGACCCCACCTGTACTAATATCAATCAGGCTAAGTGTTTGTGGGATAGAGTGACAGTCCCCCGCCAAACATTGTTAGATAGTAATGATTTTGACCATGATGCTGTAATGGCATTACCATCTTCCCCAACTAATGTCACTGATAAACTTTCTGGTATGTCAATCTCAACAGAAGCTAAGAGTGCAATGGTTAAACTTCAGGATGAGGTTGATGTAGTACAGATGTATGTACCTGAAATAGAATCAGTTGTATATATGGGCGACCCCACCCAAAAACGAAGTGGCAAATATCTTAGTATCACCGAATATAATGGCCCAAAAGAAGGCCCATATACATTTTTATCATTCTCCCCACCTGTTGATGAAAACCCATTCCCTGTTGCACCTGTAAGTGTTTGGTATGAGTTAGCAAAACTGGCTAATGAATGTTTTGTTAAAATGACCGACCAATTTAAGAATCAGAAAGACGTTGGTTTTTATACCCCTAACCAGGTTGATACAGTTGACCAAATTCAGGAAGCCAAAACAGGTGATTGGATTCCAACTATGAACCCCAAAGATGTTAATATGGTTTCAATGGGTGGCCAGAATGAAAAGAATGAACGGTTTTTACAGGAATTATATTCGATATTCAATATGATGGCGGGGAACCCCGAACTTATATCAGGTCAGAGTATCCCAGGTGGAAAGAGTACTACAGCTACGGCTGTTCAGGCACTTCAGGGTAATGCTTCGATTGGTATCGAGGATATGCGTGACATAGTATATGACCAGACTGCTGAAATCCAACGCAGGATTGCATGGTATCTGCACACAGACCCGTTCATTCAGTTACCCCTAACCAAACGTGAAACTGGTGGTGAAGAAGTTCAGTTGGAATTAACACCTGAACAGCGTATGGGTGACTTTCTTGACTACACATTTAAGATAGTTGCCCGGTCGATGACCCCATTAGACCCAATGGTACGATCTAAGCGGATAGTTGAGTTTTGCACCAATATTATTCCTGGTGCAGCCCAAACAGCTTTGGCTCTGATGCAGATAGGACAACAGTTTAACATACAGAGGTATTTGACCCAAATAGCTTTTGAAATGGGAATACAAGATGTTGTTGAGGATATTTTTGTTGACCCCGAATGGCAACAGAAAATGGAAGTAATGCTTACTTTGGGGCCACAGAACCCAGGTAAGGCTGGTGGTAATTCGGTGGCCGGTGCTAAACAGAATGGTGGTAATCCCCAAGCAAGACCAATATCAACACCACAGCAGGATTTTAATGCTAATAGCCAAGAGACTGCTGCAATGAGTCAATCTATGAATCAAGGAACATATTAAGGAAAATAATATGGCAAGTCAATTAATGAATAATTTCAATGCTCTAAAAAAGAAGGGTATGTCTGATAGTGAAGCAATGGAAAAAGCTATGCAGCTAACAGCTACGTCGCGGGCAAAACAACGTAAGACTGATGAAGTTGCTCGTAAAACCAAAGCTAAACAAAAGCCAGGTTGGATAGAGAAACTCAAGATGGGTGCTACTAAACACCTCAAAGATAAATACCATAGTAAGGCTGGTAGAGAACATTTACTTAGAAAAAGAGCAGGGGTGTAATATGGTTAAAAAAATCTGTACAAAGTGCCACCTTGTAAAGTCACTATTGGAGTTTGGCCCTGATAAACGTGCCAAAGATGGCAAACAGTCAGCATGTAGAATATGCCATAATGCTTGGGGGCGTACTAAACCTGGTAAAGCATATATACGTAAATATAATAAATCTGGTAAAGCAAAAGCCGCAAGAGATAAATATAAAGATTCAAATAAAGGCAGGGTTGCACGAGCAAAACAACGACAGAATAGATTAGAAAAAACCTATGGTATTTCTTTAAGGCAGTATGATATATTATTTGAGCAACAGAATGGGGTTTGTGCTATATGTAGAAAACCTGAAGTTGAAAAAACTATAAATGGAATACCAAGAAGATTGGCTGTTGATCACAATCACAAAACTGGTAAGGTACGGGGGTTGTTATGTGGTAATTGTAATCGTAAATTAAGGGGAATAGAAGATAAAAAATTTGTTGTTTTGGCTAAACAATATTTGGGGTTATATGATGATAGAACATAAATTTGTATGTGATATATGTGGTTTTATAGTTTTTGATACTGATACTAAAAAAAAGCATGTGTGTGGGAACGGACATGGCGGTCTGCGATGGGATTTGAACTTCAACTGCCCAAAAGCAAGTGGGGCATATGAACACATATCTGATTCGCTTGCGATACATCCAGACCAAATACCAGAACATCGGAAGAAATTCCCTGATGTGGATATTCTATCAGATGGCAGGTTAAAGTTTACCAGTGTTAAACAGCAGGAAAAATATTGTAAAAAAACAGGCTTTGAGAAAAAGCCCCAAAAAAGAAAACCAAGGGGAAAAAGAATTGCGTGAACTCTCCTTAATTTATTGACCCTGTTCATCGAACAGCCAACTAATAAAGGAAAACAAAATGAGTGAAGAAGAAAAAAAACAACAAGAATTAATCGAAACAAAAGCTGAAAAAGATTTAGAAAAAGTGTTTGGTGATGAGCCTAACCCTGATGAATCTGAGGAATCTACCTTGGAACAGACTAATGAAGAAACAGAAGAACAAACTGAAGAAACAGATGAATCTACCTCTGAAAAGACAGATGATTCTGAATCTAAGGATGATACAAGTTCTGATGAAACTTCAGAAGAAACTGATTCAACAGATGAAATTGATGATTCAAAAGCAGGTGAAGAATCCAAACTTACTCAGGCTGAGATACGGGCAGCCATACATTGTAAATGGTCAAAGGAGGACATAGAGGAATTAGCAAAAGTCAATCCCGTATTGGCAAAAAAGACTTGTGCTAAATTCTTAGAGAGCACCAACGATTTGTCTAAGAAATTTTCTGAACTTGGTAAAAAGCAAGAGAAGAAAGAACCAGAAGCTAAAATAGAAGCCAAAGTAGAATCCAAACCTGAGAAGAAAACTATTGACTTCACAGCATTAGAAAAAGAATATGAAGGTGATCCCATCGTTGGGGTTCTGAAACAGGTTGTGGAACGGAATGATGCTTTGGCCAATGAAGTGGAAACACTTCGTTCATCTGGTTCTTTGAATGACTCTAAGGTGAGTAATGCCCAGGCTCAGGAAGATGCTGCCATAGCACAACAAATCGACCAGTTCTTTGGTCGTCCTGATGTTGCAGAATACAAGGATGTATATGGTGAAGTTGAGAAAGGTTCTAAGGACTGGGACAACCTTACACAAGGTCAGATTAAGAAGCGTTGGGCTGTTGTAGAACAGGCTAACCTTATTATGCTTGGTGCTCAGCAACAGGGAATGAATATGTCATTGGATGAGGCTTTTGAACGTGCTCATTTGCTGGCAACAGAAGATGTTCGTGAACAAACAATAAGGAAACAAATTAAAGCAAAGGCTGTTAAGCGGGCTAAAAATATCAGTTTTGAACCCAATAGTTCTAAGAAAGTTGCTGGTTCTGGGAAGAAAACCAAAGCTGAGATAGAGGCCAAAGCTGAACAGGGTTTGCGAAAAGTTTTTGGATAGGAGAATAAATTATGGGATATAGACCCGAAGATATTGCTGACTTACTTGCAACCACGCTGGCTGATCTGCCGGATCAGGAGCTTGAATATGCCCTTGACCACCAAGAATACTTCTGGACATCATTATTCCAGGAGAAAAATATTCAGATTGACGGTGGAACAAGTATTCAGCGTAAAGTTTCGTTTGATACATCCGGCAATGCTCGTTATCGTTCTATGTATGATACTGATGAGCCGAAGTTTGGTGACAGTATTCAAACAATAGACGTGCATTGGGCATTGATTGGGACAAATGCTTCATGGGATGAGTTTGAAATTCTTCAACAGAAAAATTCCAGGAAGGGTTATGTCAACCTCGTACAGACCCGTAGGGACAAGTCAATCATTGACCTTGCAGATTTGATTGAGGAAACGATGATTGCTGCCCCAGCCTCGGCCACAGACAAGTCCACGCCGTTTACTCTGCCGTATTATCTGCGTTTGCTGAATTCGGCAGGAACCATCAACACTACGGCTGGCTTCAATGGTACTACTGTTACTTATGGTAATAGTTCAACTGGTACTATCATAGCCGGTATTGATGCGGCCACCGAAACC